TATCCACACAGCTGCTATTTCTTCAGAAATTCGTTTGCCCATTTCACATCAATCATAAATTGATTCTCCTCTTCTGCTGCAAGCCTTTCTGCAAAATTATTCTCAATGTTTTTATAGAGGTCAAGCGGCCGGGGCTGAGTGACGGTTTGAGTATCAGGCAGAAAAAGGTCATCGCGACATTAGAGGGGCTCGGCTGCACCGTTTGGCGTATCTCCGATATGGAGGATTTGAAAGCGAGGCTAAAAGCCGATGGAATATAAACCTTACTATTATCAGGACTTCGCGGAGAAGTTCATTCTCGATAACCCCGAGGCGGGGCTCTTACTGGATATGGGTATGGGGAAAACGGTAACGAGCCTGAGCGCGGCGGACAAGCTCCTGAACGATTACTTTGCCGTGAGCAAGGTCCTTGTTATTGCCCCGCTAAAACCGGCAAAGGAGACGTGGCCGCCCGAAGTCAAGAAGTGGGACCACCTGAAACACCTGAAGCTCTCATTGATTCTCGGGTCGAAAGCCGAGCGTATCGCGGCTTGCGAGCGGGAGGCAGATATTTATATCGTCAACCGCGAGAACGTCGTCTGGCTTGTGGACTACTTCAAAAGCAAGTGGCCTTTCGATATGGTTATCATCGACGAGCTCTCGAGCTTCAAGTCCAGTAAGGCGCAGCGCTTCCGGGCCTTGAAAAAGGTACGAAAGTATATCAAGCGGATAGTCGGCCTTACCGGCACGCCGTCGCCGAACGGACTGCTTGACCTCTGGCCGGAGATGTACCTGCTTGACGAGGGTAAGGCTCTCGGCAAAACCCTGACGGGGTACCGCGATACTTACTTCGTCCCGGATAAGCGGAACGCCACGACCATTTTCTCATGGAAACCGAAAGACGGCGCGGAGGACCTTATCTATGAGAAAATCGGTAAGCTCTGTATCAGTATGAACGCGGCGGACTACTTACAGCTACCGGACCGGCTTTTTCTCCGTCGTGAGTTTGAGCTTACCCCGGAGGCGATGGAGCTTTATAAGACTCTTGAGCGGGACACTCTTCTTCCGTTCGCCGACGGCGACATCGACGCGCCGACCGCTGCGGTCTTGACGAATAAGCTCTTGCAGGCTGCGGGAGGCGCGGCTTACGATGAGAACGGCAATGTCAAGGTCCTGCATGACTGCAAGCTCGAGGCGTTAGACCAGCTTATCGAAGAAGCGAACGGTCAACCCGTTCTGGTGTTTTACGCCTTTCGGCATGAGCGCGACAGAATTATGGAGCGGTACCCGGAAGCGGTAGACATTAAAGACGACGGCGCGGTCGTTCGCTGGAACGAGGGCAAGATTCCGATTATGCTTGCTCACCCTGCGAGCGCGGGTCATGGTCTGAACCTACAAGCGGGAGGCCATATCGCGATATGGTACGGCCTTCCTACCAGTCTTGAGCTTTACCAGCAGGCGAATAAGCGCTTGCACCGTCCGGGGCAAAAGAAAACGGTCCTGATTCACCATATCCTGATGAAGGACACCTATGACTACCGCGTCTTAGACAACATACTCGCGCCGAAGGAGGTAAGGCAGAACGCTTGCCTCGAGGCTTTGAAAGCCAGAATCAAGGAGGTATCAAAATGACAATACAGGAAGCGAAGGACTTCCTCAACAGAGGATATAGGTCCAGAGAAAGAATAAAGGTTAAGGAGGAACGTATCGACGAGTGGATTCGCAGAGCTGAGTCTATCACGGCCGAGATTAAGCCGGTCGCCTCGTTCTCTTCTACCCCGTCGAAGAAGGTCGAGGACGCAGCTTGCGCTATCGTCGACTTGCAGTCGGAAATCAAAGCGGAAATCTACGAGCTTGCAGCCATCGAGCTGGAAATCGGGAGAGCCATCAATCAGGCAGTTACCGACCCGACCCTTAATGCTCTGTTAGAGATGAGGTATCTTAAGTACCTCAAATGGGAGGAAATTGCGGTACGGCTTGACATCACTTTCCGCTGGACTATGACTCTTCATAAAAAAGCTCTCACAATTTTTACCGAAAGCGCGTTAATTCACGCCGAACATGCGATATAATATATGATGAAAAAGTCGGATGAAGAGGCGGTGTTTTTTTGCTTTATCGGGTCTTCCGGTAGCGGGGGCGGGGCCCTGCGCGGGCCTCCGGTGCAGTGCTCCGTCTATTATTATGAATGGAGGTTAGCAACAACTAACGAGGGAGGGACGAACGTGGCTAAGCTGACCGATAAGCAACGGAAAAAGATTATAGCTGAATCGGTGAACGGCTCGAGCATTCGGGCGCTGGCCGCGAAATACGGCGTCTCTACGACTACGATTCAGCGCGTTTTGAAAAGCGACACAACGCTAACGCAAAAGGTCGCACAAAAAAAGGCTGAGAATACGGCAAGCATTCTGGCCTTTATGGATTCTAAGAAAAATGACGTTTGCGGACTGATTGACAAGCTGCTTGCGGCAATGGGAGACGAAGATAAGCTCGCCGCCGCGACAGTCAATCAGCTTGCTACCGCTATGGGTATCGTCATTGACAAATATACAGCTAACGAGGCGGTTAAGTCGTCTGACGCGAAGGAGACCAACTTCTTCGAGGCGATTCGCGCTGCTGGAAAGGAGGTTGACCTGAGTGCAATACCAGAGCTTCAGTCCTCGGCAGAATGCGACCCTCTTCTGGTGGACGAAACCGGAACATCAGAATAGAGACGGGCTTATCTGTGACGGGTCAATCCGTTCTGGCAAGACGGTCTCAATGGCTATCGGCTTTATCATGTGGAGCATGGCGAGCTTCGATAAACAGAACTTCGCTATCTGCGGCCGCACGATTGAAGCACTCCGGCGTAACGTTATCGTACATATTCCCACATGGCTCGAGGGTATGTTCGAGGTTACTGAGCGCCGCAGCGAGAATAAAATGGTCGTCACTATCGGCAATCGCTCTAATACCTACTACCTCTTCGGAGGGCGGGACGAATCCAGCTACACCCTTATTCAGGGCATTACTCTGGCCGGAGTCCTCTTCGATGAGGTTGCTCTTATGCCCCGCTCTTTCGTAGAGCAAGCTATGGCACGTTGTTCGGTCTCCGGGTCAAAGTTCTGGTTTAACTGCAACCCCGAGTCGCCGGGACACTGGTTTTATAAAGAGTGGATTCGTAAAGCGGCGGAGCGCAATATGCTCTACTTGCATTTTACGATGGACGACAACCTCAGCCTTGACGAGAAAATCAAAGCCCGATACGAGGGTATGTACTCCGGCGTGTTCTACGACCGGTATATCCGCGGCCTCTGGACCGTCGCAGAGGGCTTGATATATACAATGTTTAATAAAGACTATCATGTAGTCCCTTCCGTACCTCGCGATTACGAGGAATACCTTATCTCTTGCGACTACGGTACCTTAAACCCGACTTCGGCCGGGCTCTGGGGGCTCTGCGAGGGAAAATGGTACCGCGTCCGAGAGTATTACTATGACGGGCGCAAGGAACGGTATCAGCGAACGGACGAGGAGCACTACGCGGCTATTGAAGAGCTTGCGGGAGACCTCTCGGTTCGGAAAATCATCGTTGACCCTTCTGCCGCCTCGTTTATCGAGGTCATACGCCGGCATGACCGCTTCATGGTCGAGCAGGCGAGCAATAGAGTCCTTGACGGCATTCGTGACGTCGCTACTCGGCTGAATGCCGGCGACATCTTCTTTTGCGACTGCTGCACGGACTGCATAAGGGAGTTCGGTTTATATCGGTGGGATGAAAAGGCCGCCGAAGACCGACCGCTCAAAACCGACGACCACGCCATGGACGATATGCGCTACTTCGTTCGTGCCGCGTTCCAGCCGTCGAGATTCAGTTTTTAAGGAGGTGCGATAAATGCCCTTATTTAAGAAGCCTATCGAGCAGGAGTTTTTCAATTTGCACCTCCGCGCTGGCAGGCCTATGACCGAGCTTGAGTTCTACGCGAAAGAGCTTACTGACTGGGAGACCTCGCCCGAGCGTCGCGAGATGATTGACGGCGACCGGTATTATACTGGAGACCATGACATTCTCAAACGCCAGCGCACAGCTATCGGCCCTGACGGTAAGCTGATTGTGATTGAGAATCTCCCGAACAACCGTATTGTGGATAACCAGTATGCGAAACACGTTGACCAGAAGGCAAACTACCTTCTCGGTCAGCCTATTTCCTTTTCCTGTGAGAATGACGACTACGCAGCTGAGGTCAAGAAGGTACTCGGCATGCGGTTTATGCGTACTCTCAAGAGTGCGGGAGTCGAGTGCCTCAACGCGGGTATCTCGTGGCTTTATCCCTACTACAATAAAAACGGTGAGCTCGCGTTCCGGGTATTCCCCGGCTACGAGATTATGCCGTTTTGGGCGGATGCGGCTCATACCGAGCTTGACTCCGCTCTTCGCCTTTACCCGGTCGAGGTCTACTATGGTACCGAGAAGAAAATCGTTAAGAAGGTCGACCTCTTCACGCTGGAAGGTGTTACGACCTACATCTTCGAGAACGGCGTACTCACGCCGGACACCGAGAAGCAGGCCTATGTTAAGGTAAAAGACAGCAAGGGCAACGAGCAGCCCCTGAACTGGGAGCGATTCCCCCTTATCCCTATCAAGTACAACCCGAAGGAAGTCCCTCTCATTCGCCGCGGTCGCTCTTTGCAGGACGCCATCAACCTCTTGCAATCCGACTTCGTGAACAACATGGAGGAAGACGTCCGCAATACCGTTCTTGTCCTCAAGAACTATGACGGGCAGGACCTCGGGGAGTTTCGGCGTAACCTGACGACCTATGGAGCTATCAAGGTCCGCACAGTCGAGGGTACTGACGGCGGCGTAGACAGTCTCGAAATCTCGGTAAACTCCGAGAACTATAAGACCGTCCTCGAGCTTCTGAAAAAGGCGCTCATTGAAAACCTCCGCAGCTATGACGCGAAGGACGACCGCCTTTCCGGTACGCCTAACCAGATGAACATTCAGAGCATGTATTGCGACATCGACCTCGACGCGAACGCAATGGAGACCGAGCTGCAAGCCTCTTTTGAAGAGATTCTCTGGTTTGTCAATACCTACCTCGCCAACACCGGCAAGGGCTCGTATGAGAGCGAAGATATTACGGTTATCTTCAACCGTGATATTCTTATCAACGAGTCCGAGGCTATCGATAACTGCTCTAAGTCCGTCGGCATTATCTCCGATGAGACCATCGTCGCTATGCACCCGTGGGTCGACGACCCTGCCGCCGAGCTTGAACGGCTTGAAAAGCAGAAAGAGGAAACGGACCCCTACCGAGCGGCTTTTGAGCAGGCACAGGCTTTGCGTAACCCCGAAGGCGGTGACCCGGTAAATGAGGAATGATAAATACTGGGCTAACCGAATGCGGATTCTCGAGGAATCCTTGCTTGATAAGGGGTACGACTACGTTAAAAACCTCGAGCGGCAATATGCGACCGCTATTCAGGATATAGAATCGCAAATCGCGAGATGGTATCAGCGGTTTGCGGCCGAAAACGGCATAACGCTCGCCGAGGCGAATAAGCTGCTTACCACGCAGGAGCTTGACGAGTTCCGGTGGACCGTTGAAGAGTATATAAAACACGGTCAAGAGAACGCAGTCTCTCAGGCGTGGCTCAAGCAGCTTAAGAACGCTTCTGCCCGTGTCCACGTGTCAAGGCTTGACAGCTTGAAGCTCCAGCTACAGGAGCAGGCCGAGGTCTTACACGGGGCGCAGACAGAGGCCCTTAATTCGTCCCTGAGCGAGGTTTACCAGCGAGGCTATTATCATACCGCCTTTGAGCTCCAAAAGGGCATGGGGGTCGGTTGGACGCTTCACGGGCTGACCGATGAAGCTATCAGCAAAGTACTCTCGCGGCCGTGGACCTTAGACAGCCAGACTTTCAGCGATAGAATCTGGGCGAACAAGCAGGCGCTCGTCAACAGCGTCAACACGCAGCTTACCCAGATGATAATGCGAGGTGCGGCTCCGGATAAAGCCATCAAGGCTATCTCCGACCGTTTTCGGGTCTCTAAGTCGCAGGCCGGGCGTCTGGTCATGACCGAGAGCGCGGCCTTTGCGAACGAGGCCCGCAAGGACTGCTTCAAAGACCTCGGCGTTGAGAGGTACGTTATCGTGGAAACCCTCGACAACGAGACTTGCAGCCTCTGCGCAGGGCTTGATGGTAAGGTCTATCCGATGAGTGAGTATCAAGTCGGCGTTACTGCGCCGCCTTTTCATCCGTGGTGCCGTGGCACGACTGCCCCCTACTACGAGGATATGCAAGGCCTCGGAGACCGCTTCGTGAGAGACGTGAAGACCGGCGAGAGCTTCAATATTCCGAAGGATATGACATATAAGGACTGGAAAGCGAGACAAGACGGCGCCTATGGCACTGGTACCGTGGAAAAGTTCAAAAATATGTGGTATAATGAAACTGCTGATAAAAAGCAGTATGAGAACTACAAGGCCCGACTCGGCGCAGACGCGCCTAAGAGCTTTGCGGCTTTTCAGCAGTTAAAGTATAATTCTGAAGACTATAAGGACCTTACCGGCTACTACCGGTATAAAGGCGCGAATCCCACAAGCGATAAACGCTTTTGGACGGCGCATAAAGCGGTCAAGGCTCTCCACGACGAGGGCAAAATCCGAACGACCGGAACTCTGGTCGCCCCGCCTCTGGGTCGAGTTGCCGTCAAAGCGAACGAGCACGCCGAAAAACGGTTTGCTTCTCGCGGTATAACCTTAGAATGGACTCAGAATATTATTGATAACGCAGACTTCGCGCTCAAACAGCGCAGGGGCACGCAATACGCCTTCTACACAAGCGGGGGCTTTGCAGTCCTTGATAATAACGGCGAGATTGGTACCGCCGGTCAACTGGACGAACGCGGCAAGCTGCTATATGACGAGGTGATGAAACATGTCCGAGCAAAATAAGGTCAAGTGCCCTTTACTGAATAAGGAAATTGACTGGGGCTATTGCTGGGAGCTTTGCAATATCGCTACCGACGATATTCTTCTTGAGGGCGATACCGTCCCTGACTGGGATAAGGCCCTCGAGGTATGTAAGAAGTGCGGTCGATATTCAGGCGAGTCAGAAAGCCCATAAATAAGCCCGATTTTTTCAGAGGGTAAATCTAAGGGCCCCTCAGTTAAAACGCGATACGGGAGACTGTGGAGCCCCACAGAAGCAATAGTTGATTAGAGCGTCCCTGCTTTTTAGCAGGAGGCGCTTTTTTCATACAAAAATTACCGCCTTACGCGGCGGACAACAAATAGCGTACCCGCAATACCGGGACTGGCCGGATAAAAAGGACAGCGGGAGACAGGAGGACAAAATGTTGGACTGGCTGAAAACTATTTTGGGAGAAGCGTACTCCGAGGAGATTGATAAAAAGGTCTCTGAGGAAATCGGCAAGAACTTCGTGGCGCGTGCAGACTTCAACACTCTGAACACCGAGAAGAAAGCTCTCGCCGATACCGTCAAGGAGCGCGACAAGCAACTTGAGACCCTCAAGGCCTCTACCGGCGACGTCGAGGCGCTCAAGACACAAATCACTACTCTCCAGACTGAGAACACCGCAGCGACGAAGGCCCATGAGGCGGAAATCAAGCGCCTCAAAATCGATACCGCCGTTGAGCTGGCTCTGTCTGCTGCCAAAGCGAAGAACGTAAAGGCCGTGAAGGCGCTGCTCGACCTTGATAAGGCTGAGCTCGACGCGGACGGTGCCGTCAAGGGTCTGGCTGACCAGATTAAGAAGCTGGCTGCCGCGCCCGACAGCGGTTTTATGTTCGAGACCAAAGAGCAGAACAATTTTGAGGGCTTTAAGCCCGATGAGAGCGGAGACTCGGCGCCTGACGGCAAGTTGACGCTGGAAAACTTCAGAAAGCTCTCTCCCACTGAGAGATTTAACTTCTCTCAGAAACACCCTGAAGAGTACAAAAAACTTTATGATGGAGGAACGAAATAATGGCTAATACCGTTTATGACAATTTTTATCTGTCCAACGAGATTGAGGACCAGTACAAGTCCCATCTCGACTTGCAGACCTTCTGCACTGTGGACAACGCCCTTGAGGGCACGGCCGGCATGCTTCGTAAGATTAACGTCTACAAGGCTACTGACGGCACTGAGAAGCTGGCTATGGGTGCGGGCAACTCTAAGAGCATTGAGGTCGGCTTCACTCCTCGCGAGTACCGCATTCAGCTTGCTCAGAACAGATTCAAGTACTACGATGAGCAGGCTATGACCGACCCGCAGCTCGTCCCTGTCGGCACTAAGCACATGGGTACCGACATGTTCAACACTGTCAACGCCGATATTTACGGCGAGTTCGCAAAGGCGACTCAGGTTGTCGTTGTGACTAAGCTGAACTTCGACGCTTTTGCCGACGCTCAGTCCGTTCTCGCTCTCGAGGACCTTGAGGGCGTGACTATCTTCGCCTTTGTCTCTCCTGCGGATGTGGCTGAGCTCCGTAAGGAACTCAAGGACACTCTGCAGTATGTTGAGGCTTTTGCGAAGAACGGCTATATCGGCACCGTCGCCGGCGTGAACATCTATACGAAGAAGGACGCCGTCAGCGGCTCCGTCTACATGGCGACGAAGGAAGCGGTTACCCTCTTCAATAAGAAGGGTACTGAGGTTGAGCAGGAGCGCGACCCGAACACCCGTGAGAACAGCATTTACTCCCGTAAGTACTATCTGGCTGCCCTCACCGACGAGACGAAGGACGTCAAGATTTTCAAGGGCACCGCGACAGTCTCCACTGACACGACTGCTTCTGCCTCTAAGACCTACTATGCGAAGGTCGGCAACGGCTATGTTGCGGTTACTCCCGGCGAAGGCGACAATCCGAAGACTAAGGGCTGGTACGAAATCGCCTAAGGAGGAACAGCATGGAGATGCTCGCGGCAGTACCCGCCCGACTGTCGGCTCTCGGCTATACCGTGACCGAGACCGACAGCGCGGCGCTT